ATGGTTTCAACTTTAACCAAAGCCTTGTCAGCTCTGAAGGGAAAGTGATTAACACTTGGGCTGACATTCTTAACCGAGCTGGTCTTGGTTTTGAAGTGATGCATGAACGTAATGCTCACAACTTCCCTCTGGATCTTGCCAGTACTGAAGATACTCCTGTAGCACTAATAGTACCTTCACTCGGCTAATACTACTTTTATCATACCATGCCTTTTCCAACTAATCCAAGCGTAGGCGATACCTACGTTGAAAACGACACAACCTACGAATACCTTGGACCTGTAAATGGCTGGTATCGTCAAGAGGTTGGTCCTAATAATGATACAACTTACATCGGCAGTGATGGAGCACCTGGTGGTGTTAGTAATAATGGCGCAGTAATCTTCAATGATAATGGCTCACTATCAAGTGACAGTGGCCTTAGCATCACAAGTGATAGTTATATTCGCCTCGCCTTTGGCACTAAAGGCATTCAGTTCAACGGTGATACCGCAGCGGCTAATGCACTGGATGATTATGAGGAGGGGACGTGGACTCCGGTAATTGCTGACGCATTATCGGGAGGAAATGTAGGGACAGGAACTGTAAATGGATATTATGTAAAAATTGGATCTTTAGTTACGCTAACAGTATCCATTCTAGACATCAACACGACTGGTATGACAGCAGGTAATGACCTGTTTATTCGCGGCTTGCCGTTCGCAGCGGCTTCACTAGCTGGGACAAACCTTTATACCGGCGCGTTGATAGCAACATCCTTAACTGCTGTCAATAGCCCAGCCTTAGCACTAGTCGATGGCTCTTCGTACATACGCATTGCCAAAACACAAGTAGGAACCCCATTGGACTATATGATGATTAGTGAGTTCACAAGTGGCACTTCCGACATATACGGATCGATTTCGTATCAAGCAATCTAGTGCAAGCCCGCAACGGCTTAAAAACTACGAACCTAAACCCGTTACGTCTGGAGGACGTTACTAATGGCTCTTACTAAAGAAACCGTTGTTGACAAGATTGAAGTGCTGGAAAGCAATACCATCCAAGTGCGTTCCTGCATCCGAGTGCTAGAAGATGGTGAAGTTCTGTCTTCTTCCTATCACCGCCACGTGCTGCAGCCTGGTGATGATCTGAGTGGTGAAGACCCGAAGGCGGTGGCGATTGCTAGTGCTGCCTGGGCTGAGTGATGCCTAGTCAGGGTTAGTAACCCTAACTTGATGAACAACGCCAGCCGACGAAAGCCGCTGGTCTACCTTGGTAATTAAACGGAGCAGGACACCTCAGAGTCGGACCCTGCTCTACTTGGCTTAGGCCGGTTACGACCGATACCCTTTGCCATGACAGTCGGAGAGACGACAACAAAAATGACAACAAAAATTCTAAGCGCTTAGAGAGACTACACGTAAACAACTCTCTCTTTAACTATTGTGGCTAACGTCAATCAAACCGTACTGGGTACGCTTAACAAGGCAGTTTCTAGCACTGCCGGTTCGCAAGCGTACGATACTAAGTACGCAACTTATCTGAAACTGTTCTCTGGCGAGATGTTCAAAGCCTATGAAGGCGCGACTATCGCTAAGGGTACCGTGCAAAGCCGTACCCTGAGTAACGGTAAGGCTATGCAGTTCATCTTCACTGGCCGTATGCAAGCTGGTTACCATACTCCTGGTACCGCTATCCTCGGTTCTGGTGATCCCCCGGTGGCAGAGAAGACCATCGTCTGTGACGACCTGCTGATCAGCTCGGCATTCGTCTATGACCTTGATGAGACTCTTGCTCACTATTCGCTTCGTAGCGAGATCGCTAAGAAGATCGGCTATGCTCTGGCCGAATCCTATGACAAGAAAATCTTCCGTCAGATCGCTAAGGCTGCTCGTGAAGCTCATCCTATCACTGCCGCTCCTGGTCCTGAGCCCGGCGGTTCGGTGATCCAACTGGGTGTGCAAAAAGAGTTCGATGCTCAAGCCCTGGTGGATGCCTTCTTTGAAGCTGCTTCTATTCTCGATGAGAAGAACCTGCCTAAGCAAGGCCGCACTGCTGTCCTCAGCCCCCGCCAGTACTATGCACTGGTGAGCCAAGTGGATAGCAATATCCTCAACCGTGACTATGGTAACAGCCAAGGTAACCTGAACAGCGGTGAGGGTCTCTATGAGATCGCTGGTATCTCCATCAAGCGTTCCAACAACCTGCCCTTCCTGGCTGGTAACGTGGGTCGTGTGTCTGGTGAAAACAACGATTACAGCGGTGACTTCAGCAACCACTGTGGTCTCATCTACTACAAGGATGCTGCTGGTGTTGTGGAAGCTATTGCTCCTTCTGTGCAGACCACCTCTGGTGATGTGTCTGTGATGTATCAAGGTGACCTGATCGTGGGTCGTCTGGCTATGGGTGTGGGCACTCTGAACCCCGCTGCTGCTATCGAGCTGCAGTCGGCTCGTTCCTGATAAGTGAGGTACTGAGTAATGTCTATTGCTCCCGGCTCCTCGCGTGTTGTGACCATGGGTGGTGCCTCTGCTGCACCCAATAATCCCAATGGTAAAATCTTTGGTTCGACTAAGAGCGTTAAATCATTCACTATTAACCCCAACTCTCCTTTGGAAGCTGGTCGTACTGTGAGTGGTAATGGCGTGCTTGATCGTGCCTCCTCTGCTAGCTCTATTGCTGGCAATACTGCTGCAACTTAATCTTTCAGGAACTTTCTAATGTCTCTTACTCTTAATGGCAACTTCGGTGCCGTGTACCAACCCGATGCTTTCGTGGCTGGCAACATTGTTGACGCCGATCAAAGCGTAACTAGCAGCACCACTCTGGTGACTGTTCCCCAGCTCACCGTCCCTATTGGTATTAACGAGCGTATCATTCTGCGCTATACTATCCAATTTAACGCTGGTGCTACTGGCGACCTTAAGTACTTTGTGGATGCTCCGTCTTCCCCTACCCTTTTCCGTCAGGCTGCTCTGTCTATTGACCCTGCTGGTGCTGTGGCTGGTGGTGCAATTCTGACTGCTGAAAGCAATACTGCTAGCGTGGTTTCGACATCTGCTGGTGGTGGCCTTCTGCTGCTCAATGTCATCGTTGCCAATGGCTCTACTCAAGGTCAAGTAACTTTCCAATTCGCTCAAAACTCTTCGGACTCTACCGCTACTATTGTTCGCGCTGGATCCTTGGTTGAATATCGGAACTTCTGATTATGGCAAACCCTACTGTTAATGCTGGTGGTAGTGGCGTGGCTGGCAATGCAAATTTTGCTACCCGTACCATCACTGGTGCATACGCTTCTACCTATTCTGATAACGGCAACTTGGCTGTCTCTGACAACCATGCTGTTCGTCGCTCTGTCTCCCGCACCCATGGTGGTGCTACCGCCTCTGGTGTGTTCTCGGAGACCCAATGTCTGCGCATGGCTTACTCTGGTGTTGAGGCCGATTCTCCGGCTCTTGATGCCACTCGTACTGCTGCCTGATTTATAGTTAAATGGGGGTCCTTCGGGATCCCTTTTTTTTAATTCTCTTATAACATCATTGTTATGCCAATAACCAATAACGCTCAGGCTGAGCTACAAGCTGTTAATGAAATACTGGCGTCTATTGGTCAGGCGCCTGTTACCACCATCGAGGCACAGACCATCACATATGAAGATGGTACTACTGTCGAAGCTGTAATCAACCCGGAAGTTGCAATTACTTACGAGACTCTACAACAAGTCTCTCGGGAGGTACAGGCGGAGGGTTGGTCATTTAACCGAGAGGTTGAATACCCACTTACTCCTAATACTAGTGGTTATCTGGAGATGACTGGTAGTATGTTACAAATTGATCTTAGTGACACCCTAGCTAACAGCAACTACGATACTGTTATTAGGAACGGTAGGCTGTATGATAGGATCGGTCATACTGATGTATGGGATACTACCGAGACCTATGAGGTAGATGTGGTCTGGTATTATGACTTTGCTGACCTTCCTCAAGTATTCAAGGACTACATCACATCACGTGCTGCTACACGTTGTGCTATTCGTCTTGTTGGTGATGTTAATCTTACCCAGGCTCTTGCTTCATTTGAGACATGGCGTAGGGCTAACTGTCTTGAGTATGAATGCAACGAAGGAGACTACACTATGTTTGGCTTCAAACAAGGTGATGGCTTCTACAACAGCTATAAACCATTCAAGGCTCTTGCACGATGACAGCAATCTCTCAACGTATACCTAACTTCATTGGTGGTGTTTCCCAACAGGCTGATGAAAAGATGCTGTTGGGTCAAGTCAAAGATGCTGTGAACTGCTACCCTGATATTACCCTTGGTATGCTTAAGCGTCCTGGTGGTAAGTTCATTGGTAGGCTAGCAAGTCTAACAGCTAACACTGCTGATCAAACAGCATGGTTCAGTATGTTTAGGGATAACCAAGAGAAGTACATTGCTAATGTCACCTCTGCTGGTGTCGTTAAAGTATGGAACCTGTTGACTGGCTTAGCTGGTACTGTTACTTACCCTACTGGTAAGCAAGCATCTATTGAAAGTTATCTCACAGCTACTGATTATCGTAGCATCAAAACTCTTACTATTAACGACTTCACCTATATCGTTAACAGTGAGAAGGTAGTTACTGCTAAGGCTGCCC